GTCAACCTACTTAACGCTAAATTACTTTACACTAACAAAATCTTTAAAGCGAAAAACTTAAACGAAAGCAAGAAAGTTAAAGTGTTAAAAGCATTTGACAAAGCTGTAAGCGTAGAACAAGCAAAAACTATCTTTGAAACGTTAAACGAAGGAATTACATCAACTGTAACAACTCCAACAATTAACGAATCAGTAAAGAAAGGTGCTGCATCAAAAGCTAGTGGTTTAGAACCAAAAGCTAATGTTCAACCTATCATCGAGTCTAATGATGTTTATAACAGAATGAGAAAACTTGCTGGGTTATTGTAAAAATTAAATTAAATTAATCATTAAAAAATTATTAAAATGAGCTTAAATTCACTATTAGAAAGCGCAAACTCATACTCAACTATGCAGTCTGACGCAGCTAGATTATCTAGCAAATGGGAAAAAACAGGTCTTTTAGAAGGTTTAGGTGGTGCCCACAAAAATAACATGGGTATTATTCTTGAAAACCAAGCTAAACAATTAGTAGTAGAGTCTTCACAAACAGGTGGAGGAGCTGCTTCTTCAGGTACATTTTCTAGCCAAACACAAGTAAACAACGGTGGCCAGTGGGCAGGAGTTGCTTTACCATTGGTAAGAAAAGTATTTGGTCAAATCGCTGCAAAGGAATTTGTTTCGGTTCAACCAATGAACTTGCCTTCAGGACTAGTATTTTTCTTAGACTTCCAATACGGAAGTGACAAATCTCCTTTCGCATCAGGATCTTCTTTATACGGTAACAGTATAGGTGGAAACAACTTCGGAAACGACAGCGAAGGTGGACTTTACGGATCAGGAAGATTCGGATATTCAATTAACAATACACAATCAGTCGAATTACCAAGTGCAGTTGCTACAGCAAACTGGGCGGATATGGATTATGATTCAGATTACTCTTCAAGTGCAGGATTCCCTACATTTGATAAAGTAAGCTACCCAGTTAATAGACTAGACTTTTTAGATAAAGAAGGTGTTAACGCATTCCAATTTATTACAGGATCTGATGCTACGGCATATGAAAAAGGAATTATTGGTAACCAATTATCTCAATACACTAAATGGGATGAAGCTGGTCAAGTAGTTAACTTTATTGTAAGTAAATCATTCTCAGCAGCAACAAATGTTTCTGCGAGTGTTGTTTACCAATTACAACCAACTGATAGATACAGAGGTGATTTTGAAGATGGAAACCCAGAGCCAAACAGCTTGAACTCTCCATCAATCTCAATCCCAGAAATCAACGTTCAGATGAAATCATCTGCTATCGTTGCTAAAACTAGAAAATTGAAAGCTGTATGGACGCCAGAATTCGCACAGGATTTAAATGCATACCATGCATTAGATGCTGAAGCTGAATTGACTTCTATCTTAAGTGAGTACATTTCACTAGAAATTGATTTAGAGATCTTAGATATGTTGATCAGTGGCGCTGCTGCTGGAAACGAAGTATGGTCAGCTGAAAACAACGTTAGTGTTACTAGCGCTGCAGGTGCTCAGAAAAACTTAGGATTCTACAACTCTCAAGGACAGTGGTTCCAAACATTAGGAACTAAAATCCAAAAATTAAGTAACATCATTCACCAGAAGACTTTAAGAGGTGGAGCAAACTTCCTAGTATGTTCTCCTTCTGTAGGTACTATCCTAGAATCTATTCCAGGATTTGCTGCTGATACTGATGGCGATGCTGCAAAAGCAACTTATGCATTTGGTGTTCAGAAAGTTGGTTCATTAAACGGAAGATATAAAGTTTACAAGAACCCTTACATGAAATCTAACGTAATGTTGTTAGGATTCAGAGGATCTCAATTCTTGGAAACTGGTGCTGTATTTGCTCCATATATTCCATTAATCATGACTCCACTAGTATACGATCCAAATACCTTCACACCACGTAAAGGATTATTGACTCGTTACGCTAAGAAAATGGTTAGACCAGAATTCTACGGAACAATTGATATCGCAGGTTTAGACACTATATAATAGATCTATAACCAAGATTAAATAAAATTAGGCCGAACGTTAGTTCGGCCTTTTTTTTTCATATTTATAATAAAATCGTTTAACATGAATATACCAATTTACGATGGATGTCCACAATGGACAGATGGAGCGGTGCCTTTTGGGTTTTATAATGGTGATGACCAATTTAAAACTGACGCAGTTAAAGTAGCAAAATTTTGTGCTGCAAGATTAGGTTATCCTTTAGTAGATATCGAATTACAATCTGGATCGTTTTTTACTGCTTTTGAAGAAGCTGTAACAACATATGGTAATGAATTATACGCGTATAAAATACGAGATAATCAATTATCAATCGAGGGGTTAACCACTGGGTCAAACTTGAACCAAGCGCTTATAACACCGAGTTTTGAACCAATAGTTAGATTAACTGAACAATATGGTGAAGAAGCAGGCAGTGGAGGTAATGTGCCTTATTATTCAGGATCATTCCATTTAACATCAAGCCAACAAGATTATTCATTTCAAACTTTTATGACCCAAAGTGGTTATACTGGTTCTGAATATCAACATGGAATTGAAATTAAAAGAGTATTTTATCAAGAACCTTACCCAGCATCCTCACGTTATTTAGATCCTTATAATGGATTTGGATTTGGTGGTGTATTAGCTGCTGGAGTAGCAGGTATAGGTGGATTTGGAGATGGTTTAGGATATTTAATGGCCCCTTTAAATTATGATTTACAGGTAATACAACAAATAGAAATGAATCAAATGATTAGAATGAATAACTATTCATTTGAAATCAGAGCAGATAAATTAAGAATATTCCCTATTCCAAACTTTAATAATATTCCTTCTGGGTCAACAGGACCTCAAATATGGTTTGAATATATTTTAAGAGATGAAAGAATAGCAACATCAGTTAAACAAACACCTGATAGAGTTACAAATGTATCTAATGCTCCATATGAAAACCCAACATATGAATTTATCAATTCAGTAGGTAGACAATGGATATTTGAGTATACATTAGCATTAGCTAAAGAAATGTTAGGTTACGTTAGAGGTAAATATAGTACAGTTCCTATTCCTAACGCAGATGTAACACTTAATCAAGCAGATTTATTAGGAGCGGCTACAGCAGAAAAAACAGCATTAATCGAAAGATTAAGAACTTATTTTGATGAAACATCAAGAATGGCTTCTTTAGAAAGAAGAGCTAATGAAGCAGATTCTAAAATGAAAGAATTACAACAAGTCCCTTGGACTATTTTTATAGGATAATATGGCAATGTTTACAGGAGTCAGAGATTGGTCTCTGATGCGAAATTTTAATAGAGAGGTTATGGGTAATATTATTACTCAACAATGCGCTATCTACCAATTTAAATTAGAAGAAACTAAAGTTAATATCTATGGCGAAGCCGCTGAAGAAAAATATTATGATGGTCCTTTTCTATTTAATGTTTTAATGGATAGAGGTGATCAAGACTTTTCTTTAAATAATGAGGGTGTACAATTTGATCAAAGTATTAATTTTTACTTCCTAAGAGATGATTTAGTTGAAAAAGACGTGGTGCCTCGAGTAGGAGATATTATATTATTCGAAGAAGGGTACTATGGAGTTCAAAGTACAATTGCTAACCAATATTGGGGAGGTAAAAATCCTGAATATCCTAATAATGATTCTGATGGAACACCAAACCCATTGAATCCAGGATTAGAAAAATTTGGTAATAATGTTTCAATATTAGTATCGACATATTATATACCAGCAGATAAAGTAGCAATTTCTCCTAATATAGAAAGAATGTAATGGCAAAACCAAGAAAACCAATACCAAAATATCAATTAACCTTAAGTGAAGGCAAACATCGTGCTTTTGAAGGTTTTGAAGATAGAGGGATTCAAACAAATCCTAATGATGCTATTATGCCTGTTAATCCCAATTATCAAGATACAGGAATAGCACAAAATAGATCATCTCAAATGAGTATGAAAGATGATACTACAAAACAATATTCTGTTGGTATAAAAGATATTGATGAAGCTATATTTTATTACTTTAAAAATCAAATAAAACCATTTGTATATCAAAATGGTCAACGTAGAGAAGTACCAGTAATATATGGTGCTCCTGAAAGATGGAAATCATTTCAACGTGATGGATATTATAGAGATAAAAAAGGTGCTATTATGTTACCTATTCTTGTACTTAAAAGAGATTCTTTATCAAAAGATAGAACAGTAGCAAATAAATTAGATGCAAACCAACCTAATTTATATGGTAAATGGTCTAAACAATATAGTCCAAAAAACTTTTATAGTAATTTTGGTACTTTAAACAACAGAAAACCTGTTGAAAAATTCCATGTTGTAGCACAACCAGATTATGTTACAATGGAATATAGCTGTATAATTCAGACATATTATATGGAACAATTAAATAAAGTAATAGAAGCATGTGAATACGCTTCAGATGCTTATTGGGGAATGCCTGAAAGATTTCAATTTAGAGCATTTATAGATACATTTACTACAGCAACTGAATTAACTCAAGGTAAAGATAGATTAGTTACTGGTACTTTTAATATTAGATTAAGAGGATACATACTACCAGATACAATACAAAAAGAATTAAATGCTACTAAAGTATATAATTCAAAAGCTAAAATTACTATTAACGCAGAAGCAGTTAGTGATATAGAGGATGCAGGTCAACCATTAAAAAACCCAACTGACGATCATAGAAAAAGAAGTTAGAAATATTTACAATAAATGTATTTTTCTAATTACTTATATATATTTATAATAAACATTTACAAATTATGAAATTAGTGAAAAAGTTATCAAAAGAAGAAGTTGCAACTTTAACAGAATATCAATTAGAAACCAATAAATTAGTTGGTTCAATAGGACAAATTGAATTACAACTAGATTTATTAAAAGAGAATAAAGCAAAAATATTAAGCGATTTCAAAATACTATCAGAAAAACAACAAAAAACTGCTAAAGAAATGCAGGAAAAGTATGGTGATGGTAATCTTGATTTAGAAAAAGAGGAATTTATACCACTAAAATAGTTTTTTGAGGTAATTCTTAATATTTATAATAAAATAAACAATTATAATAACATAAGCAATGGCAGAAACATTAATATCTCCAGGTGTATTAGCAAGAGAAAATGATCAGTCGTTTATTGGTGCAAGACCAGTTACGTTTGGCGCTGCAATAATTGGAGCAGCAGTTAAAGGACCAGTCAATATCCCAACAGCGGTATCTACATTTTCACAATATGAAGCTATTTTTGGTGGAGCAGTAGAAAGCGGTTCCCAATACTACACTTATTTAAACTCAATAGCAGCAAGAAATTACTTTGCAAATGGTGGTGAATCATTATTAGTAACCAGAGTCGTTACAGGTTCATTTACTTCAGCATTTACTTCAGGTAGTGCCGCAGGACCAAATCAAAGTGGTATTATGGCTAATGCTTGGCAAGACAACGCAGCTACTCAGTATCAAAAACAATCTTTTGTATTAAAAACTATTTCTGAAGGGGAACTTATGAACAGTTTCAGCCCAGTAACAGCTAATGGTTCTCTACCAAGTGGATCAGCTGATAACTTAAGATGGGAAATAGCTACAACAAATACATCATCTGGACAATTTTCATTACTAATTAGAAGAGGTAATGATATCAACAACCAAAAAGCAATATTAGAGACTTATAATAATCTTTCAATGGATCCAACAGCACCTAACTATATAGGTAAAGTAATTGGAGACACATACTTTACAGTAGAAAGTGATGGACCAGATTATTATGTAAAAACAAATGGTAATTACCCACGTAGAAGTGCTTATGTTTATGTAGAAAGCGTTGGTACACCAACACCTCAATATTTCAATAATGATGGTTCAATTAAACCACAATTTACAGGAAGTTTACCATTAGTAGGATCAGGTTCATTTGCAGCCGCTACAGGTAAAAATATTGAAAACAATGATGCTAAATTTAATGAAAGTATCACTGCAGCAAACATTCAAGGAATTGCACCAGCAGGATATACTCAAACAATTGCATTATTAAATAATAAAGATGATTATCAATTTAATGTAATATCTGCTCCTGGATTAAATGGAGTTGATCATGGTACTCAAGTTAATTCTTTAGTAGCATTAGCTCAAAACAGAACAGATTGCCTTGCAGTAATTGATTTAATAGGATATAATTCATCAGTTAACCAAGTAACAACACAAGCTTCTTCATATGATACTTCATATGCCGCTGCTTACTGGCCATGGTTACAAACGATCGACGCGGTTACTGGACAAACAGTTTGGGCGCCAGCTTCAACGTATATCCCCGCAGTATATGCATTTACAGACGCATCAGCTGACCCATGGTTCGCACCAGCAGGTTTAGTTAGGGGTGCTTTAGGAAGTGTAGTAAGAGCAGAAAGAAAATTAACATCAGGAAACAGAGATACTTTATATGAAGCAAATGTTAACCCAATAGCTACATTCCCAGGA